TCATGCGTGTAGCCTGGGCCAGACAAGCTCATCCGCGTCTGAAACATCAAGCTCAAACAGATCAAGGCGGTAATTTTTGAGCGCCGTCAGCCGTGCCGACTGATCAGCGGTTGCCCTGCCCAGTTCAACAGCATCTGATAACGGGGACATTTCAGCAACTGCATCAGCCATAAGTGACAGGCGTTTTTTATTTGCCAGGTCAACCCGTTCAGCCTGGGTATAGGTGCGAGGCACGATTGAGGAACCGTCAAACATCCATGAACCATTAATTGAGATATCTTCAGGCACTGCATTTTTTTCGACTTCTGCAACGGAATATCCGCCAGGATAAAGGCGTGATGCATCAAACCCGAAAGAACGAATCACGCCCTCGCTGTCATAGCAGACTTTTAACGTATCATCACTGAAGCGCGTGCGGTGAAAATACCAGTCCTCACCTTTTTCACTTTGAAAATAGATCGCAGGGATCATTAAATCCGCATATTCTGGAATGTACTGTGTGAAATTTTCAAGTATTAACATCATGCTGTATGCCCTATATTTACCCATCCCATTGACGGAATATACTTCTGAACTGGACGGTAAAACACCGTATCCCCGCCGGGGTTATCGCCTTCATAATTCCAGCCGGTCATCACACAACCACCGGGAACACGCTGCTGGCCATTTTTAACAATGAGGAATGCACCTTCACCACCCAGGGCAACATCTGCAACCCTGTTAACCTGCGCATCATTCGCTTTATTCCAGGCATCGCTTGCTGTGCCTCTTACCCCATTGATAGAGTTATTAACTTCACCAATTTTGCCAGCAATCCAATTGTTCAGGTATCCGCCCCATACACCTCCGTAGAGGTTGCCATCGGTTGCAATAAATGCACCTCCAGCGTGTAGCTGACCAGGGGATCTGAAACTACCGTCATTGCGGAATGCAAATGACTGGACCAGACCAAAACCATCTATCAGAACTTCAGCAAACGCATAATTGCTGACAACCTCAACCATGCGGAAACATGCCGACGCGCCATCTTTAAAATCCATGTCACCACCACGGTTTTTAAGACAGGCGCGAAACATAGGCGAATAGAGACTCTGCCCCGAATTACCATTTTTAGTATTTGAAATGACGGTAACGCTGGATTCCTCATTCAGATTGCCGCCGTATTGAGAATAAGCGCCCGTCTGTGCCGCATTCGGTGGATTTTGAGTGGTGAATAGCTCGCCTACGTCTGACGAATCAACAGTGATATGTAATTTACCGTCCGTTCCCCAATCCATGTAATAACGGTGATTACCGGATGAATGGAGGCCACCGTTGGCCTGAACAGCAGGCCAGTTGCCCACATTTGCCAGGCCTACATCTGATTTATCGAGCGTTACTGCCCCGGTTTTAGTGTTTACACTAGTGACGGGATAAGGTGGTGGATTATTACCGTAATACAGATCTCCCAAACGCGTAGCGTCGACCTGGGCAATCATTTTTGTGCCGTTCCAGCCCATATAAACTTTATTTGCGAGCATTCCATCGCCGCCACCCTGCTGCACAGACGCAAAGTTCCCCACTTTCTCCAGTTCGAGATTCTGACGAGCAGAGAGTTTATTTGGCAGATCGGCGAGATTTTTGGCTTTCTGAAGGTAAACATCATCAAGCTGACTGCGGGAATTGGCAAGTAATGCCTTTACCAGGGTTGCTTGCAGAGCTGAGATATCCCCCTCATCCAGCACATCATCGCCGCTTTTATCAGCCATGAATGACGACACTACCGCAGCAATCGTCGATGCCTGCCTCCAGACTTTGTTCAGTTGTTCACTTCTGGCAATCCCTGAGCTGAACCCCCCGGATAGTGCAGCCAGTTCTTCATATTCCGTCTGAGTCAGAACGTTGGCGTTTTCACCCGTTGCAAATGCCTTGAAATCATTTTTTGCCATCTTATTCACCGTTTATTACGTATGTAACCGAAACGCCAGCGGGTTTGATGGAAAGAAACCCCTGCCTGATTATTTCTTTTGTGATACCGGATATAACGCTGCCGTTTACATAGATACTCATGGTCATATTCTGATTATCTGTAAATGATAGTTTGATATTACCGTCCGGATATATGCCGTCCAGAACAGGAGTCAGACTTTCGACGGTACCATCCCAGTTGTTTGCACCTATTCTGGCGCGGAGCATTGCCCTGAATTCGGTATCGCCCACGTCAATAGCGCCATTATCTGGGGTGTATCGTCCCTTCCATGTTCCAAAATCAAACCCCAGGCTGTCACTATCGAGCGTAAAAAAATAGTCGTCTATCGGAGCAGTTATACGCCGGTTACGGCCCACCCACTCCCCTATAATATCAAGTTGTGCACCGGTTGCCCTGTCAAGGTCGAAGTCGTCATCAAGTCCATTAAGCGCGGCAGAAACATCACTTAGTGGCCGCGTTGAAAGATCGACGTGATCTGCATAACGGGATTTATTCCTGTGAACGTTAGTTATCAGTTCCACATATTTGCTCATGAAACCACCCTGATCGAAATATTAGCCGCGGTACAGGTGGCCAGACTGTCATAGGCGATGACTATGTTCGATGTCGTCACAGATGTTTTACCGGTGCCAATAGCGATACTGACAATATCGTAAAACTGGCTATCGTCTTTATCGGTGCCCGTTGTCAGGTTCGCTGGCGAAAATAATCGACCGAAGTAAATGTTATTACCAATTCCCAGGCTGTTAATATAATTAACCATCGCATTGATAATTTTGTCCCCGACGGCACTGGTGTAACCGGTAAACGCCTTTATTTCAATATTGACAAAAATGGGAACAGCGATCGGACGCGAGAATGAAATTTTAACGGGATTACCATGGGCATCCGTAAGGCTTACTGATGTTTTTCCATATGTGGGCGCACCCAGTGTTTTCTTTTTGCGAAGAGTCTGAGCAATCTCTGTTGCATCCCCGCCATCGACAATTGCCGCGATGGAATGGGCAGGAAGTCCATTGTCATCAATCTCACCCGTGTCATTTTCATAAAGTTTATGACGTGTAACACCGGTTATATTGGCAATAGCACCGTCCAGCGCTTCAAAGGGGGTTAACGCCGGCAGTGCAACGCTTTGCCCCTGTCGCACACGTAATTCAGCATCGGTTTCTGCCGCACTGCCGATTGCAGCAGCAGTTGCATTAATAACGGACATCCAGCCGCGTGTGGGCGTGTTGATCTGGTTAACAGCCCCTTTAACTGCGGCTACCGGGCCGGATGTTGTGCAGGTTGCTGTCGTTAACACCGTACCGTCAATGCCGATCGTGACGCTCGCAGGCAGGTTCCATAAAATACTATTCGTGTCACGCACTGAACCATTTACGATGGTCGTTCCTGTGGTGCCGGTCAGCGTTACGTCAACTGTCGAATTCGTTGCTCCATGCCGCGAAATGCCGTTAATTTTAACATTCCGAGTCAGGGCAGATCCCATGCCTGTGGACGGAGAGAAAGAGTTATAAACCCGTATAGCAGTATTGTTAGCATCGTTGATAGCCAGCGCCACCAGAGCAACCAGTTGTCCGTCTTTGCTGTCGGGCTCCAGATAAGCATCACTGCCATATATCTGCTGGAAATAACCGGTGAGGGTGGCGAGGATAGTCTGGTATCCGGGCGCACTGATGCCCTGGGCCGTTATCGTTGCCGATAACCCCAGTGTGTCTATATTGAGTGCCATTACGCCTCGCTTATGACTGTTGTCGTTCCGTAAAGAGTGTCAATCGTCGCGCTAAAGAGTACGCGCCGGGATGAGGTGTTAAGGGTGGTATCAAATGCGATGATGGAATTAACGCCGCGTGTTTCCAGAATTCGTCTGCGGATAGCCAGATTGTAAGTGTCCGGACGCTGCTTACCCAACACTGACTCTATCCAGGGCGTTCCCTCTGACGTATCAAGAAACCACTGACCGTTCCAGAGCAGGAATCGGTTTTTTACTGCCTGTGCCACCGCCTCCGGTGAATTAGTGAGCCAGGTATTATCACCCTGACCGAAGGTATAGTCGCCCTTCTCATCCTCACGCCGGTATTTCACTGCGGACCTCCTGTGATGCTTTCCCCTTTCTGGACACCGCTATGGATGTGTCCTGTCTGACTGATGCCTGCGGCCATCTGGTCGCCAGTTGATGTGACCGAGCCATTTACCTTTACGTCTCCATTTACTGTCAGTAATGCAGTCGTGATATTGACGTTTCCATCCTGTTTTAGCTCAATAAAACTGGCACCGTCATCCGTGCGAATCTGTACAGACGTTGTCGTAATATCGCTGATTTTTTTCGCCTGTGACTGCGGACCGACTATAGCGAAAGCATCAGACAGATCGTGCATGCGTGGATCGACAGTTTCCTGAACCCCGCCATTCTGCCACCAGAAATCAATGCAGCGGTCGGAAAATATCACCAGGCATTCGTCCCCTGCGGCTATCGGAAATGTGATGGTACAGCCTCCGCCGCGCGGGAAAATTACCGGGACATCCACCAGCAGCGGTAACGCTGACGAGCTGTAATTTCCGCTGCTGTCCGTGAGCTGCCCTCTGAGCGCAGGCTGAACCGTGCAGGTACAGGATTTTGGGTCAAACGATTCAATAATGCCGGGCAGGGAAACACGCAGCGAGGAGAAAATGCTGTCGGCCAGTACCTTCATGGATTGCTGTTCACCGCCTGCCAGCGACTGTGGAGAGACTGTCATGAAAACTCCGGATAATAAAAAACCCGCACGCAGGCGGGTTCAGGATGAGGATGTTAATACCAGTTTGAGACAGGTCGCGCGCTGGGGGGCCTCTGTAGTGGTATAGCTCTTGAGGCTTTTTTACTGCACCGGCATTTTGGCTTTGAAGCGGCGTTGTTCCAATATAGCCGTAAATGATTTACTGCTTGCCGGCTGACCGATTCTGTCAGTAGCTTAACAGGAATTCTCCCGCGTTATCATGGCTGAGCATGTTAATCCACAGCCTGTATCTGCAGAGTCGCATTGTTTTTCGGACGGCACATGAGATTCATGTACCAGGCCTGTCCACGCGTGTCGCCACTGTAGTCTATAGAATAGACAATATAGACCCCGTCAGCGGCAATGGCTGACGGCTGAAGGTTTTTAACATCATCCGGTGGTTTTCCCTCTACACGGGTTTCACTGACCCTTTTCGATAGTTTCAAAATCTTATCTTCTGACAGACTGGCCCGGTACACTGAGCTCTGGTCTATCTGAATCAGGCCGTTGATGCGGATATTAGGATTAATCAGGCAGCAAACATTGATGCCCGCATCCATTGTCTGCTGCGGCATACCGATCATACCGGTGTCACTGTTTAGCACGATGAGATCACGAACATATTTATCAACCGGCACCATCTGTAACTGACCGCCAGACAATTGCCACGTCGCGCCGCACTGTCCGGCCACATTATCCATCACATCCCTGGCAGGCTGATAGAGTACACGCCCGCGTGGAAAAACGGTTGCCGGAAAATTACCTCTTGTGCCCTGAGTAATACCATGCAGATTGAAGTTTTGCATCAGGGCAGCCTGAACATCGGCAACTTTGTAACCGGCTGACAGCGTTTTAACCACGCAGGCATTTGTAAATGCCTTATGTCCGTCCACAGCCTGAATCAGTATCCAGTTATCCGTCGGACCGTCGCGGCCTGTCAGCGTATAACGGATATCACCACTGAATATCTCTCCAAAGTTAGTGCCATTAACCTTACCCACCTGATCGGCCTCAAGGTTAGTGACAACACCGACCTGACTGGCATTAATGTTCCGGGCCAGCCCGTCATAACCGGCAATGATTTTTACTTTCGCAAACTCCTTACCCAGTATCCGCGATGCGGTATCCGCGGAGAGGTTGTAGATTTTTATTGTTCCTGCTGCGGGCCAGCGGGTTACAGTCCAGTTGATATTAAACACCACTTTAAAATCGCTCAGGCTGATGCCATTACCGCTTTCACTGACAATCTGCAGCTCAAAATGGCGCATCCAGTTCTGTGACATGCTGTTTACTCCGTTATGACCAGCAAGTGGCTTTTTATCCCCAAATCATCCCGTGTCGGATAATTCTGCGCCGGATCATCACAGACCACTACCAGCCCAAATCCCGGATGAAGAAAGCCGGACTGTCCCAGTAGGTTTGTACCGGTAACGAGAGGAATACCTGTCACAATCGCCACCTCGCTGCTGTCGAGCAGATCAATCACCCAGCCTGCTTCATCTCGCCACAGCGTCAGTATCGAGTAATTGACACCGTTAATTGTAATGGTGAACTGTTGGTTATCCGGCGACAAAGGAATTTCACTGGTCTGCATATACTCCCCCTGGGAATTAGCCATTCAGTACAGCCCCGGCTTATTTACCGGCTTTAGTGATTTAACACCGGCGTTCTGAATAGCGGAGGTGCTGACCCCCTGGCTCATATTAGTTTTATCTGCAATTGCGTTGTTCTGCGCAGAGGTAATTAACACCTCCCTCAGCGTCAGCGTGGCAGACAATACATTCTCTTTGGCTTTGTCGGTGGTCACATCCAGCACGCGCATCAGCATGTTGCGGTAAAGCCGTTTGCCGGTGACCACATCGAAAGGTACGCGACTACGCTGGAGTTCCAGAAGCTGCATATAAATCTCTTGCGGGCCCAGCCTGTAACTCAGCCCGTAGGATGAAGTTTCCAGCAGGTCAAGCAGCGCCCCCCCGCCAGCAAAACCTACCTCCATGACGACTTCAGCGGGCAGCCGGAAGGCGTGGTCAGTTATCGGGGCCTTGTCCTCTACCGGATGTTGGGTGATTTCCAGCGTGTCAACATGCTTCTCAGAAATGACAACACTGGGAACGAACAGCTCAATTTTACGTTTCTGCTGGTGAAACAGTGTTGAGAGAATGTCCATTAGCGTGGCCCTGTTAAGATGGTCTGCATAAAGCGGGAGTTAACCGCCAGCTGTTTATCAGAAACCTCACTGGCTACCCGGTACGGGTCGTTGACACCATGAACATGAATGTTTGTTTCCTGACTAATCGGGCCGTATCCTGAAGACGGCAGGTTGCTCATCTCTCCAGGCAGATTGCTTCTTGTCTCTGCCGGCATAAGTGACATTCCATATCTCTGCACATTGCCCAGCCCCAGGTTATAAGAGGCCAGTGATTTTTCCAGGTCACCGTTATCAGCCTTGAGTAGCTGATTAAGGTATCGCTCTGCTGCTTTTATCGGGTAAAGCGCCTCATTGCCCGACAACCCCACATTGCGATCGATAAGAGGCAGAATATGAAATACCCCATGAGCGTCCACGCCCGAAACGGTGTCGGAATTACCTCCGGACCCGGAAATTGCCACACTGCGCAAAAGCCTCTCCGGTAGCCGGTAGAACTGCTCCAGCATCTTAAAGGCTGGCGGCAATGCGCCCGGTAGCGTCAGACCCTCTTTGGCCGGGTGGGAATAGCGGAAGGCATTTCCATGTTGCGCTGGCCTGTAATCAGAAGCCGGCGTATCTGCATCTTTTACCGGCTTGCCCGGTATAGCAGGAGGTTCCGATGATCCGCCTGACCGCTGAAGAAACAGGCGATTAAATTTATCCCTGAAAGTGCGATACCAGCTGATAATCTCCTTTCGGGCCGCCTGGGCATTCTCTGTCACACCGGGTAATGCATCAGGCCTCTCACTGCCCTGTTGCAGCAGTTGCTTACCGATGCTGACTGCGTCAGACCAGCGATGTTCGTTCAGGGCGTTCAGCAGGTCCCCAAGAAGCGTAAGCATTTTTTTCAGATCGCCCAGGTTGCGCATCAGGTCTGTGAATTCCCACTTCAGACTCCACGCTTTTGGATCGATACCAAACAACTTAGCCGCTTCTCTTACCAGCGCCTTAATACTGCTGACCATGCCCTCAATGTTGTTTACAGCCTGCGTAATCCCCGGCTCCCACGCCTCCCAGTCGATCAGCGATTCCCCGCCTTCTTTCCATTTCCGGTAATCATCATAAAGTCCAATGATTGCCATCCCCAGAGAAGCAAGAATACCGACTGGTGAGACCATAAACGCACTGTTCAGAAGCCCCCAGGCAACCACAAGCCCGCCCAGTATCGCTGTCAATTGCTGCGTACTGCTATCGAGGGTATTCCACCAGTGCCGGATATCATCGGCCGCCTGAATCAGCCTGAAAATTACCTTCCCAATTACCTCCCCCAGCCACACGATACCCTTGATGCCGAGGGTAATCGTACGCTCAATCAGTGGAAAATTATCGACCACCGTCTTTGTCAGCGTATCAATTGAATCTGCCAGACCGTCAGCCAGACCGGAACCAATTTTATCCCGCGTCATGTCTGCCATCTGCCCGAATGAACGCAGAGCGGTCATAAACCGGTTAGAGCTGGCAGCCGCGACGTCAGGGTTGTAGCCGATAGCTTGCGTCATCTGCGCGTACTCTGTACTGAACCGACCCACATCACGGCGCGTGGCCATCAGGGTCTTTTCATCAATGCCCAGCATCTGCGCATAGTGATTTGCGCGGTCAGGAGGCATTTTATTCAGCATCTGAACGACGCGGGTGAAAACAGACGCCATGTCCAGCAGATTGCCGCTGGCATCCCGCGTCTTTACACCCAGACGATTCAGCAAGGCTTCAGCACCGGGGCTATTACGGACAAACTGTGCCAGCCCCTCCAGTGATGAACGCGCGCCATCTACTGTTCCACCCAGTTGAGATACGGCATAGCCTATCTGCTCGATACTTCTGGCGCTGGTTCCGGTACGCTGCGACATCCAGTAGAGGTTATCGAGTCCGCTGGCGATTTTTGTTGTAAATGCGACCACTGATAATGCAGTCGCTTTAACAGCATCGCCCAGCTTAACGGCCTGTAATGTGGTTGCGGCGATAGTGGCATCAAATTTTTTTGCACCCGCATCATCAACCCTAAACCCGAGGCTAATCAGAAAATCTTTGATTGTTTCAGCGTTCATTCGCCTCTCTCCAGCGTCTTATCCGCTCCTCATTGTCAGCCTTCATATCCAGCCAGTCATTCATCCGGGCGATGTCAGCCAGATCGACAGTTCCGTCAAGCAGCTTGTCATAGCTGATGTACCCGGCATCCACCGGGCGCATCAGGAAGTTTTCATCGTCCGGCAGACTGTCCAGTATCAGTCCGGTAACAACTGGCCCGCAGTCTCGCTGACGGGGGCTGCGGGCAAAATATTTCCCAGGCTGTCACCCACGACCCGCCCCACCATCTGCAGCATACTGATGAGATCAATGTCATCGAACATCAGTTCACCCTGTCTGGTGACCGGCACCCATGAGGCTTTATCCTGGTGGCGGGACACAACGGCAAGACATGGGAAAATGATCGCGTTGGTATCCTCTTCAGTTAGCCCGGCAAGCTGATCCGCAACATGAGGCAGCAGCTTTTCGAAAACGGGTGCATAGCTGTTAAGCGTGTCGGTCGTGTTTTCATCGCCCGGTTTAGGCAACAGATTTCGAATCGTGCCGAACTCAGAAAACAGGCCAGCCAGCACCGGCAACAGTTTTCGGGTAACTTTAAGCTGGTCAAAAACAGTGAGTTTTGCGGTGCGATACCGCACACCTTTGATCTCAAATTCCATAATCAATATTCCCCGAGCAGTTTATCGATTTTGATGCAGTCAAAAACCCACGCTACCGTTCCTGCGACCTTCGGGTTACTGAAGTCCGGTACTTTCTGGAAAGCGCAACCGCGCGCGGTGACCAAATCACCGGATGCGGTATTACGCACAACAATCACATTATTACCCCACAGCGTGGAAGAAAGACTCTGCGCGTTGTACATGATTGAGAGCTTCTTATTTACGGGTGAGGTCTTCAGCAGATTAATCGTCACTGTGCCGCTTTTTCCCGCATGCAGGCTATGCATGCCTTCACCATCTGCACCTGTTGTCATCGTGTTTTTGGCCTCGGTCATGGCAACCACAATCCCCTCATCAGAGTTCGCGGCTCCGTAACCCAGGTCCACTGCACCCGAAGGACCGGCCAGCGACGCTGTAACATCAATAAAACTATAAGTACTCATAAGAATCCCCTTAACGGACTACGTTGATCTGAACATCGCCATAATGCACAGCACCTGCCAGCTTGCAGGCCACCTGCAGCAACGGGGCTTTGCGCTTATCGCGATCGGCCTGTGCCTGTTCAGCGATGGGTGTGATATAGCAGTAATACCCTTTTGTCAGGGTATCGCCGGATGAAAGCTCTCCAATCGTGCCACCATTCCAGACACCCGGCGCAATAAGACCGTTCTTTTCTGCCTGCTCCATTGACTGCTCCACATTCGCCAGTAGCCGGGTCCCGCCCGCGTCAGTCTGGGGAATTTTGGTCTGCGAGGTGTAAAGCAGATTGAAATAGTTGGTCTGTACAAAGTTCTGCAGCCAGTCCAGCCCGTGACGTTCATCGAAGAAATCGCCGTTAGCCATAACGCCCTGCTGAAGGATTGCCATGTCATTCGCGTAATAGACATAGACGTTGGCGTTTTTCGCATCGATCGCTGCCGCTGCAGCACTGCTCAGCGTTTCATAAGCCACGCCGGGTTCACCTTTGAATTTCAGCGTGATGGCGGTGTTATTGCCGGTGAAATTTACCGTAAAGGCGCGCCCGAATGCTGACAGCGCAGCATATTTGCTGGTTGTTGAGTACTGAATGAAAGTCCGGCTGTAACCCGCTTTTTTCAGCGTTGATGCAATATCGGTGGATGACGCTGGATCAGGAATGTCGGAATCTGCAGAAGTCACAGCAAAGATGCGGCTCTCGCCTGACGCCTGAATAGCAGCAGCGGTGGCCATGATATCCGCTGAGGTCAGAACGTCTTTATCAGCAATGGCCAGACCGTACCAGTTGGTGAATTGAAGAACGGCGTTGACAGCCTGCACCAGTGTTTCAGTGCTACCGGCCGCGCCGGCTTCCAGCGTTTTTGCCCAGCGCCCGATATAGACCTGCGTCGGCTGAGGTGACTGAGAAAAATAAACCTGTGCAGCCGCATATTCGGGGCTGTCTGCCCCAAAATCTGCGCTAATGTCTTCTGTACGGGTATAAAGCCGCAGGCGCTCGGTCACCGGAATGACCGTTGAAGTGCCCAGAATGAGCAGTGAACCAAAATTACGACCTGCCGCCGCAGCGGGCGACAGAATCACGTCAACATTTACAATGCTGGATACAGGTAAGCCCTGTGCCATAAGTTATTCTCCGGTGATTGATATGGAACCGTCCACCAGCGATTTAACGCCATAGGTACGGATGTTTTTGCGGGAAAGCGTCGTAGTGATGTCATAACGGCGCACCCACTCGTTATCGATAAACCGGGACAGGTCGGAGATTGTCCCGGTTTCGATAAGTGAAAGACCTGCCGCGCTACGAAGCGTGGCAGCATTCTGTTCCACTGCGATGCCCTCTCTGAATCGCGAGGCCATGCCAGCGCCGGACGGACCATAAAAACTACTCAGCACCGTCACCTGCTCCCATGTCCACTGCTCGCTGCTTTCATCTCCCTGAATAGTTGCCGGCGTGCCATCACGCGGCGTGACTGATAAACCAAATCCGCACCAGGTCAATCCTTTCTGAGATTGCGGCTCTGTCCAGCGTGGCATCACCATGTCGGTCGCCAGTCCGGTTACACCACATATCCATCGACTGATCTGATGCTCCAATGCCTCATCGTATTCCGGGCCTGTATCTGTGGGGATCAGATAGCCAGGCTGCGTGCTGTCGTTGTTCAACGGATAACCCTCTTGCAGTTTTCATTAGCCTAAAGTGGACCTGTACAAAATCGGTATCATCGCGGACCGCGACGCCAGGGCTTGTCACGTCGCTGAATCGAGCCGCACGCTACCCTTTATGGAACCACCCGCCAACCCTTCGTAAACCATTGATTTAATGTGATTAATAATATATTCCGATTTATCGTCAGTAGAATGCTGGTTCGTGAGGCGCTGCTGGCCTTATCTCTGAGTGTGTGAAGGCTGTCATCAGAACTGATGACATACTTTGTGCTCCATCCCTTACGATCTGACCAGCCGCCGCCGGTTCCGGCATAACGCCTGATGTATTCCCATCCAGGACTTCACGGGCTTCCGATTACAGGAAGCTGGCTGTGAGCTTCCGGGTATTTTCGATGCCCCTATCCAGAAATTTTTGTTACAGGACTACTGTTTTTTGGCATTTTGCTGTCACACTGTGCAGTTCTGCTTTGCCGCGCCTCAAAAGGAGCAATTGCAGCGAGTTATCGAGCCGTCAGGTCGTACGCCATGAGCTGTCAGGCCTGGCTAAGATATTCGTAACTCTGAGGGGGGCTTTAAGGCTCGATTTTTGCAGACTCCGGGTTAAGGTATGCCCGGGTCAGGCACATAAAAAAGCCCCGCTTTATGCAGGGCCAGATGAATCGGCTGGGTAAATTGCCTGGTACAAAAAAATAAAAATCAGTTTTCTACCTCAGGCACTGCTCTTTGATGTACTGCTGCAATCCCTCTATCTGTTTTCCGGCAAGGCTGATTCGCTCTCTGAGGATGAAATAATTCCGTTGAGCGGCGTCAGTAAGTCCGGGGCTGGCTGCAACATCCAGGCCGGCGGTGACGGTGGCCTCACCTCTGGGGCAGGTTGCGTTGAGGTGCAGCCTGCACTTACCAGAGCTAACGCACTGCTGAAGAGAATCAAGCCCGGCTTTAGCCTCTGCCAGTTCCTTTGTATATTTCGCATCAAGCGCGGCCACATCGCGCTGGCGCATCTGCAAATTGATAATCGTGTCATTAGCCAGCCTCAGTTGTTCTTTTACCTTGTCGCGCTGAGATTCAAATGTGACAGCCTGCTCGTGATAATGAAGTGCCAGCAATCCTGCACAGGTCAGACACATTACTACCGCAATACTTATCAGCAGTAATCGCGTCATTGATCCAGCCCCCAGCACGTTAACTCTGATTCCTGATCGCGACGCACAACCTGTCCAAAGCAGTGGTTAGAGCGTATGCGGCAGTCTTTACCCCCGTCAAATATCCAGCGTTTCATCTCTGCACATGCGCCCCTGCGATTCCCGGCATTCAGCTTACGGTAAAATGATGACGGCAGACATTTACCAGGACCAATGTTCCAGGGACAAAACGAAGCAATTCCGACTCTCTGTGGATCCGTCAGCGGAACGGTTACATGCCTGTTTACCCATGCCAGCGCCTTAGCCTGCTCCGCTCTGTCGAGGATCCGGCACTGATCGGCTGTCAGCTCCATGCCCTGTAGGACTGACTTACCTTTTATTTGCGTTACGCCGCCGCAGATCGTCCACACGCCGCCCGCGTCAGCATAAGCTGTCAGGCTGCTTCCCTCTTTCTCCTTCTGGAACTGTTCCATCAGGGTGGGCGCTGATGCACCAGCAGCAATCAGTGCCAGCATTGCTGCACTTAGCTTTGTTTTCAGCTGTGGGGATAGCATCATGTTTAATCCTTGACGGAGTCGAGCACCCTGTTAATGCCCTGGATGACCTGTGGTGATTTCTGTACAGCAGGTGAGTCTTTAGACCCGTTGAGGTAATCGAGCACCGCCTGTGCACGAACGCGGTCCAGTTCAAGGCGCTCCTGCTCGCTAAGCATGTTTTGTTCAATTTCTTTGCGCTTTAATGTCTCTGTACGGTGTTTGTCCAGATACCCAAAGATGGCTATCACCAAGCCTGCCAGGGCGGTGACCATGTACACCCTGTCGAGTGTCACGACACCTGCCAGGCTCGAAAGAGTTGCCATCCAGGTGCCTCCGCTGATTGCAGTGTCTGCATGTTGATTCATACGAAACATATCCATCCCGGTTCGGGGAATTGACCAATTAGAAATTGTCTACTTTCCGAGCCGGACAAGACCGTTAGCTTTCAGGCTATTGGGATACAAAAGCCTGGTCGCCGTTGGGTAGCCAATGAGAAAGAACACGCCGCTGTACGGATTTTTTTGCATAAAAGTCGCTGATGGCCATCCTGAAAATTACGGTATTCTGGGTGCTGGCAGGTTGAAATAAAAAAGGCCCGCCGAAGTGAGCCATTTAATCAGAATATCTAAAGCGATCAGGTTGTAACTCATTAAAGCCGCTTTCCCTGCGCATCCAGCACCGTTTCTAACGCCTGTTAACGCATTTCGGCCTGAATGAGGGCCTCAGATATATCCTGAGAAAGCCTATGTGCTGATTCTGGCTGCACCGGGTTTATTTAAAGGGGATTAAATCTGCTTACATTCCCAGGGTAGTAGCGTTGGCACTACGTGGTTAACTGCCTTACATATGGCAACAGTGGTCAGCATTTTATCCCCGCAAGGGGATAGATGAGTATTTATCCCCTACAAAGGATAAATAAAAAACGCCTCTAGACTGGTGAGGTCTGAGGCGTTTTGACATCCACATCAGGAACTGACTTATGCCGACAATCTGTATTAGCTGATAATCGACCTTATCAGATTACCAGGCAAATTGCGGACCGCGCTAGCAGTTTTTTTATATTTTTCTGCATCAACTCTTCTTCCGTATCATGCCAACATTCAGCGTTGCCAGACACACTGCAATAAAGCCTTCAGCTATCTTAGCTTTGATTTCTTTTGTCTTCATATCGTTTTCTGCCTGCTTCACAAGAGTCGACTATATCAGAATACTAAAGAAGTTGCGGACCGCGTAAGAATTTTTTAAAATTTCTTTCGGTCAATTCTTCGTCCCGATCAAGCCGCGCATCCAGCCCCCTTAATAAAGTTTTCAGCATTCTGAACTTCAATGCTCAATATTTTATTAGCACATTCAACCTGCTTCAAAGCAATCAACCTTATCAGAATAGTAGAGAAGTTGCGGACCGCATTTAAAGGTTTTTTAATATTTTTTTTCGGCGTCAATTCGTCGTCCATATCAAGCCGCACACCCAACGCTGCCAGACATCCCTCAATAAACCCTTCTGCCATCTGTATTTCTATTCTTACTATTTTCTCATCGCGTTTAGCCTGCTTCGCAAGGGTACGCTTGGAGATATTGAAAAAGTAATGCAGCACAATGAGCGCGTGCTCATCCGGACGTCTGGCTTTAAGCCGTGACAGGCAACCCTCTATAATCAGCCCGTCTTCATCGCTACACCTAAGCGTTAATTTTGAATCCTGCGGCAGCAGCCCTTTAAACCCTGCTGCAATTGTTGGGTAACCGATGTTGCGACTTTCTGATTTAGCCCATCCTGCCCAACGTTCTAATACCTGTGACATATCACGCATATTTAATTCTCCCCACACATTCAGTTTTTCATTTGTCGCGATTACACCAGATTTAGTCGCGAAATTAAGGAACCTGAATAACGGTTCAGCCTGGCTGCCATATTCTGCTTCAACTACTTTCGTATCCTGGTGCGGATCATCGTGAGGCGCTCTGCAAAGCGATATCACGAATAAATGATGGGCATTCGTTGCCATTCTCTTCCGACCATGTCTGGCGATGCTATAAGAAACGTCAGCTTCGCTGCCGAGTCATGCCCAGTTCTGCCACTCTACCCATCGTTTGTACTGTCTGGTCTGCCCATGCTGAGCCAGTTTCTCTTTGCACTGACGATTGTCGCAGTCAATGATTTAATGCCGCGATCAGTGACCTTAACAGCCCGGGGAAGTCAAACTTACCCGCGATAAAGATGTCGCATAATCTCCTGCCACTGGTTTGACATGACATATTGTATGTTGTAATTACTTTCGAAATACTCCTCATAAATGTTCAGCAGGTAATAATTCAGATATACGATCTCATTGGCACCGAAATGGCGCAGTAGACTTGCCTTCACTGATGATCCTCACGCAATGTGTTTTCAGGGATACGCCCTGTCTCAATCCCGCTATAACTTACGTAATTCCGGGCTCCATTGATTGCACAGCGATCGCAGTTCTCTTTAGCTTCACTTCGGGATGCATCCAATCGAGCTACAAGCATTGCTTGACGCCATACCTGTACCGCACGCAACCAAAAGCCTTTAGCCTCAAGCGCGGTAGCCTGCTTAACATGCTGGCGATATTGTTCACTCTCTTCGATGACCATTTCGCTGTTGATTGAATAACGCCAGTCGCTGACAAGCTTAAGCACTCCTCTGGTCAAGAGTGGTTTAATAACACGCTTTATAGTGGTTCCATGCAGGCCGGTCAGCATGCAGAGTTCGCGGACCTTTAGCGGACCTCTGCGGGTAATTAATTTAAGAACTTTTAATTCGTTATTGACCATATTGCTCTCCTTTTAGCCGCGAAAACCATGGGGCACGGAGCAATCAGGTTTTGGCACCACCGTGATATCCCGCTGAATGTTTCGTTTCAGGGCTTTCCACTCAGAACGCGGTGGGCGCCCGGCCTTATGCCATTTGGCAGCTGACTGCAGATAGCCAGGCAGATTGCCAGGGATGAACAACGTTTTGGGACGCATATACTGATATTCCTGAGTGCCTTCCCAGTGGACATGCTTGTAATCCACCACCAGACAAAGCTCTTCCACTGTAAACGCATCTTTGAGCCGGGCCTGGATGTGACCCATCGACGACTGCGCCTCAGTGTACTTAGCGCCGGTAATCCTGTTCAGATGGCTTAAGACTTTCCGGGAACGCCTGACGAACGACCACTCATCGTCTGGTTGCGTAGCAAACTGACAAGTAGGGGTTGTTGTAATCTCTGTTGTAATCTCTGTTGTAATCTCTGTTGTAATCTCTGTTGTATTCTCTGTAAGAGGAGGGCAATTTGCCCCTATGGAGGATTGCAGACTGCCCCTGTCGAAGGGAGCAGAGTGCCCTGCCCGACGAGTGAGGATTGCATTCTTCGATGAGGGCAAATTACCCTCATCGGCCAGCAGCGGGTTTGCATGATTGATTGCGTAGTAATTAGTCCGATCATGCTGTGTTTTTTTCAGCTGCTCGACAAAAATCAAATCACGTTTTTTAAGTGATTTCAGAGTACGTTTAACTGTGTCTGATGACCAAAATGGAAACTGATTTGTCCACTCTTCAATAGTGTTATAAACCCAGCGCGTACCGTTATATTCGACACCAGACAGGGTGTCCTCCAGCCAGTAGCAAATCTGTTGCAGCACTATTGCTTCATTCAAACCAATACGCTGTGCGAGCATCGGGCTAATTACTAATGGCTTAACTTTCAGAAGTAAGCTCATGAGTTAATTTGACCTCCCAGAAATATTGCTTACACCGTTTGAGAGAACTGAAGCACTCATCACTTTCATCCAGTTGGATAATGTGGTTTTTTTCTGCCCCCCAGCTAATAACCCGCACATGCATACTGCGTATGTCACGGACAATACGGTCAGTTTTCGTATTTTCATCTTCATCGACTGATTTACATCGCCTACAGCCCTGCCGACAAAGCTGTAAACCGCTTCGTTGATAATCCCGGGTATATTGAGTCCGTAATGCCCTGGTCCATGACATAAGCAACCACAGGTAGAATAAAGGCAATGAAATTGCGGTAACCCTGAATATCTGGTTAAATTGATCACGCGATTAGTTCTCCACACACGTTGATTTAGTCGTATCGAGCGCCGCGGGCTGCAATCCCCGGCGTTCACCCTTTCTGATACACAAAACAGGCAATACATCAGCGTCAATTGCCCTGCCCGCAACGCCAT